TCCTGCTTGTTCTGAATTTGTTATTATTGCTGCATCTGCAATTTTAGCAATTGTTACTTGGTTATCGCCAATATGAGCTGTGTCTATTGAACCATCAACTAAGTGTTCTGAGTCAATACTATCATCTGCAATTTTAGAACCATTAACAGCATCAGCACCTAGTTTAGTATTAGTTACTGCACCTGCATTTATTTTAGCTTCTGTTACAGCATTTGCATTTACTTGTGATGCCTGAACTGCATTGTCAGCAATCTTTGCATTAGTAACTGCATCATCTGCAATTTTAACTGTAGTAACAGAACCATCTGCTAATGTTATAGTTGTAACAATTCCAGTTGGAATTGCGTTATTTGTTTTAGATAATATACCAATATAAACTCTTGAAATAGAACCTGATGTAAGAGTTCCAGAATCAAAGGTAACATTAATTGTTGTATTAGAAGAAAATGAAGATGAAGCTATTGTTCCAAATAAAGTATTAGCTGAATCTATAATTTTAATTCTTCTACCTGCATGATAGATTGCACTTACATCTACACCATTAATTGTAAAAGAAGTTGCTGATGCGTAAGCTGCTGTGTAAGCACCATCACCATCACCATATTCTACCCATTGTGCATCATTAAACCACTCTCTAGTATTCTTCATCAATGCTCTGATTGCATTGTTTAGATTAGAGGGTAGCATTCCTTCTGCAACAGAAATACCATTTAATGATGTGTTACTAGCTTGTGTTGTTGAATAATCTTTTATACCTGCCACTTTATTCTCCTATGAACCAAGCAAATGCTTTATTGTTTTCTTGATTCTTTTCGTTAATCAATGCGTTGATAGCTTCTTCAATTTGTCTTTGAAAGAACTCTTGAGTTTCAAAACTGTATCTCACATTATCTATATCACTTTTATCTGTCATCTCAAGCCTGATCTTGATGCAACAATATCTATTCCTTGTGCATCTTTCCAAGCTCCTCCACTTGGTATTTTTACATTAAATTTTACATATCTTCCAGATTGTCTTACTGGATTAATACCTGTTGTATTCATACTTGAAACAGATGATTCTGTACTACTATCTGCTAGTTTATCTCTAGTTTTTATAGTTACAGTAGCTTCAGCATCTACAATAGGTCTAACACCTATTATATTTGATCTTGTTCCTGGAAACAACTCAATTTCTGAAGTTTCTATTTCTCCAACATTTGCAGTACCAGAAAAAATAGCTGCTTTAAAATCACTATCTATTGCACCTAATAGTAATTGTCCTCCAGACCAAAAGTCAGTATCTAAAGCAATATTAATTTGATCCAAGTTTTGAGATATAATATCCATTAACTCTACTGTATATGCACCAACAAATTGTGAAAATATTGTACTAGCATTAGCTTCAGCAGTTGACCATTTTTGTGTAGCATAATTATAAATTAATATTTTATCACAAATACCTGTAGTGTTAGATGTATTAGAAGCTGAAGGATATAACCACATAGCAAGTTGATTAAATGGATCAACAGCAGCACATATTCTATCAGCAAATGCTTTGTTTAAATCTACATCAAAAAATCTATTTACTTTTTCTGCACCTATTGAAATTACTTGATCGCCATTGATTTCAAAGAAACCATCATCTGCATAGAAGAATACTCTACGATTATCTTGACAAACTGTTCTACCATATACTGCACCTCTGTTTGGTGAGATTACTGATAATCTAAATACTGTTGCACCACCCACATAGTCCATACGAACTATTTGATTTTGTCTAAACACATAACCAATCTCTCCTGATGTTATATGTGTAATCTGTCCACCTGAACCTGGTAGGTCTTGCAAGTCTGATTGTTTAGTTCCAGGCGACCATGTTGCAATATCATTTATACCAGACCATTGTATTCTATTAGATGCGTTACTATGATTTCCTGTAACTAAAAAATCTCTAATAACTCCTGATACTCTAAAGTTTGGTAAAGTACCACTTGTTACAATAGTAGATAAATTTGCAAAATTAGTTGATGTACCCATTAAAAAAAATTGTGGAGCATCTACTCCATTTGTTGCAATTACATAATTACCAAATTGTGTAAAAGTCCAAAAGTCATCATTAGTACCTGTAAGACTTCCTTTTCTTGAAGTAAAAGTACCACCAGCTAATTGATATATATTTGTGTTTGTAGAAACAAAATTAAAAACTGTATTTGAATTATCTCTAAATGAACCTGCACCTCTACTATCGGCAGCAATATTATTTGATGAATAACTTACTAATGAAGGAAATCTTTTATAAGATTGTCTTGCAAAATATACATTGTTGGCAATATTTGCACCAGGATTATTATGCTCTGGTTGGTCAGGAAGCCACTCTCCAAAAGGTATTTGCATTATTCTCCTATTGGTTATTATTTGTTACTGCAACAAATCTATCATTAAATGAACCAGCTACAGTAACATCACCTCTTTGTTGTAAAGGTGCATTACCATATTGATCTTCTCTGTCATTTCTTTCTAATCTTTCAAGAGCTGTAGCATACATTTGTTGCCATTGTTGAACTTGTCCTGGTTCAATACCACCTAAAAAATTAGCAGCATGATATAAAGATCCATATAAATATATTGCAGGATGATTTGATAAAATATAATTTGATGTATTAGAATTAGATAAAGGATCAAATTCTTTATAATAATTTAACACTCCAGTATATGTACTTGAAGGTGTTGGTGCAAATCTAAAATTATCTCCAAGTATAGTAAAAGTTTCTGGCATACCAGAAGTTGAACTACCTTTAATTTGATCCATTTGTGCAGGAGTAATATAAGTAAGTGAATGTTTTGTTCCACCCTCTACAATATAAAAATCTCTTACTTGTAAAAAACCACTTGGTAATGCAACTGTTTCTGCATTGATAGAAAATGAACTTTCGGTTGCGTTCATTTTTCTTATTCTTAATTTAGAGTTAAAATCTTTTTCTGTTAATACAATAAAATCTTCTGAAATCTCTGATGTTAAATCAGTTCTGTTTAACCAATTTGCTATAGATGTTTTTAAATCTGAATAAGTTGCAAGTGCCATTATAATCTACCTTCTGCTGTTCTAAAATATCTAAACTCACTTGAATTTAGTTTTTTTTTTAATATTTGTTTTTGAACTTCTTTTGGTAGTCCAAACCAATTGTTACTACCATTATACTCATTTGCCCAGACAGATAAAGCTATTGTTGGAATACTAGCCACTCTTTTCATATCTCTTGATTTAGAATAACCATCATTTAGATTATACAATCTTTTATTATGTTGAATATGTGGATTAATATTAACTTCTTCTTTGGTTACAATTTTTCCCTCCATATCGTCTTTTATGTAG